ATATCCCGGTGAATCAGTAGTTGATGTCTTGCTCAATAAGAACAACTCCCCATCAGCATAAGACTCGATCCCGTCATGCATTCCATAGTCGGTAAGCTTCCAATCACCCGTCACCTTCATCCGGGCAGAATGATTGGTCCACTGAGGACCCAGTACTGTGCTCTCATCAGATAGAACAAACCCCAGTAACTGAGGACTAGTCTGGTTGAGAAAGACAGAAGAACGATCTTTTCCATAATAGAACATAACATCGCCATTAGCGCTCGTGGGAGAACTAGTGATATAATGGACGACAATATCTTTGAATCTAAATTTCGAATACATTCTCATGTAATTGGCAATACTGGTGTCAGCAAAAGCCGCAGGTGACAACGGAGATCCACCCGCAAGTGTCCACGTTGTTACGCTCCCTGTACCGATTGGTGCAAACATGAAATCCCGACCTGTGACTACAGTCGCATCCTTCGAAGTCATCAGAACCTTCGTTTCTGAGCCCCTAATGGAATTGCCAATAGCTACAGGTGCAGTGTCAATAGATGTCACTGGACCCATTCGTGCAATCTGTTGTTGTGGTCTCTTTGGTTTCTTAACCACAATCTGTTTCGTCGTTTTGGTTTTCTTCGTCATTTGAATTACTTCCGTTGGTGTTTCCTCTTCTTCTTTGCAATTGCTGCTGTGTAATTATCATACAGCCGTTGCCCCAGGGCCATGCCCTCCTTCTTAGCCTCTTCTTGCGAAGGGAAAGTGGTGTTGGCGTTTTGTAGTGAGTTGGCTCCCAATAATAAGGTCTTATTAGAAACATCGCCCACTTTATCACGCAGAGACCCAGGTAGGGTGGGTGCGTAGACAGTAGTGGGTTTAGCTCCCAATTTTGGTTCTAAATCAAGTATATTGTGAGCAACAAAAGTGGCAGGACCAGCCACTGGACCCAAAGCAGCAACAGATGATGCAAGCTTCCCAGCTTGCTTGACAGCGTAATCTAAGTAATTCATTTAAAACACCGCCCACCCACCTCGCTAAGCTTCAATGACGGACGTGAACAGGTGGTTAATGGGCTCGAAATCGAGCACCATTTCTTCTTGTAATCTTGAATCCACAGAGTAGTTAAAGTTGTAAGAGTCGAACCATTTTTCCATGAGCACTTGTTCATCAGGTTTCACGCCAAAAGCGATGTAGAATGATGACCGCGACTCGGGTGTGATGTCAGCTTTAGAGTGAAAGCCTCGCAAGCGAGCTTCCATCGACGTGTTCTTATGCACATATGACAGAAATCTCTCATTACACCTCACTCCATTACGCTTAAACGCCTTGGCCATAGCATGTAGCACCGGTATCCCGTGATGCAATTTATCATTGCAATCACCCACTGCATACATCCATTTACGCATCGACAACTCGTTTGCTATAGGATGCAAACACAAGCCATCTTTCCTTAGCACAGCATCCAGGTTGCGAACCATCCTCCACCCATCCTGTGCAAACACAGGGTGCGTCTGGCAAAATTCAATCTCTTCAAACTCATCAACTGGCTCCTCTGTGGTTATGTCAAACCCAGCCTGAGCACACCACCAAACCAAATCAGCTAAAACGTCGTCCAAGTTTGCCCGTTCAACGAAGCACACTGAATCATCTCCGTTATTGATGAATTCAACTCTGTACGGCATCAGTACTTTAAAGGTCCATAGTATGCTACACATAATAATAACATTTCCCAAAGACGTGTTGATGTCGCCTGAACTCCTAGTTCCTTGTATGGAAAACTCAAGTTTACCATCAGGGAAGTAAGCCCGACCCTTATTCTGAATCTGCCATGTTAACAAACGCTTCAATCGATTACTACCAAATATACTATTGTACACTGAATGTTCAAAACGCAATGCGTCAACAGACACATGCATGTCAAACTTCACAGCATCAAGACCAATTGCAACGGGGTCATCAAATGAATCCCATTTCCGTCTGATGACTGAGGCAGTATCACGACAATTCATTCCTTTGACTACTGTC